AAAAAATTGTATTATTTTTGGAAATAAATTTATAGTTATGGATAAAGTATTATTTAAACAAGGAGAGATAAGCGACATTGATGAGAAGTTAGGAATCGTTAAAGGTTACGGTTCAGTATTTGGTAATGAAGATTCTGATAAGGATATCATAGAGAAAGGTGCATATGCAAGAACTATTAAGAACAATGGTTCTCGTGTTAAGTATTTATATCAGCACGATATAACAAAACCTATTGGTAAGATGAGAGAACTGTTTGAGGATGATAAAGGTTTAGGATTCGTTGCAGAAGTACCTAAGACTACATTTGGTGAAGAGGTCTTAGAACTTATGAGATACAAAGTAATAGATGAAAACTCTGTAGGTATAATGCCAGTAAAGAAAGATTATAACGAAGATGGAGTAAGAATAATTAAAGAGGTGAAGCTATTTGAAATATCCGCAGTTACTCTAGCATCAAATGAAGAAGCAAAAATATTAGAGGTAAAAGGCGAATCTGCAAAGATCGACTATTACACAAAGAGATTTGACAACCTAATCAAGTTAATCCGTAAGGGAAACATTACAGATGATCTTGGTTATTTAGTCGAATATGAATTAGAAGTTTTAAAATCTTTGATTGCTCGTGATAATACACACCAATCAGATAAGGAACTAACTCGTGGTAATGCACACTTAGAGACTAAGAAAGATAATAACACTTCAGATTCAATCTTTAATTATATGTTTAACAATTTAAATTCAAAATAATGGATGAGAATATAAAAAAACAGTTAGACGATGTTTGTAATATTATTGATGAGAAACTGGAGAAATCTGCAAAGTCAATCAAAGATAATGTTAATAACGAAGTCGATACTGTAATCAAAGGCGAGGTTAAGAATCTCGTTGAGAAACACTCAGAAATAGTTGATAGATTAGACAAGATGGAAGTTGAAAACAAAAAAGACAACTTCTCTAATGTTTACAAAACTAAGTCTGAAGTCTTTGGTGATGAGCTAAATAAAAGCGAATCATTCAAAGCAATGAAGGATGGATCAAGAGCAAACGCTTCAATGGAATTGAAAGCTGACGTTCTTATTTCATCTGATTTCGCAGGTGCGAACTCTGCTAGAGACGCATCAGGTGTTACTAAAGTTGAGGGTATCAAAAGAGACCCAAGCAATGTAACTAATATGATGGGAATTATTCCAGTTGGTTCAACAAATTCTAACGTAGTTAGATACGTAAAAGAATCTGCTTATACTGATAACACTGCTAATATAGCAGAGGGATCAGCACCAACTGATAGTGAGTTCCAATTAACGGCAGAAGATGCAGTAGTTCAAAAGACTACAGCAGTTATGACAATATCACAAGAAATGCTAGACGATACTCCTGCACTTTCTTCGTACTTGTCACAAAGACTTCCTGCTAAAATCAACACAGTAATTGATGACCAGTTAATCGGTGGATCAGGTACTTCTCCTAATTTATTAGGATTATTAAACGGTGGTACAAGTTTCGCAGCAGGTGGGTTTGCTAACGCAATCGAATCGGCTCAGGAATTAGACGTGCTTTATGTAGCAATGAATCAGTTAGCATTAGCTAACTATGCTGCTAGTGGTATCGTTCTTAATCCAACGGACTTCCATAAGATCGCATTATTGAAAGATACTACTAATGAATACCTTAGAGGTAATTCACTAGTATCTGCTGATGGGTTCTTTAGAATCAATGGTGTACCAGTTTATATGAATAATAAGATGGGTGCAGGTTCATTTGTTGTAGGTGATTTCTCACAAGGAAGTCAAGTATGGCAAAGAGACGGTGTTAGAGTTGACTTTGGTTATGAGGATAGTGATAACTTCAGTAAGTATTTAGTTTCAGTTAGAGGAATTGCAAGAGTAGCACATTCTATCTACCTACCAAATGCTTTCGTAAAAGGAACATTCTCGGCTGCTAAGACAGCTTTAGAAACTTCATAATTAGTTTAATTATTGAGTTTAGAAAAGGGCAACATATTTGTTGCTCTTTTTTTTTATCTTTGTTTAAATCAAAATTTAGAATTATGAAAATGAAATGTAAAGTTGATATTGTTAGAGAGGGTGTAGAATATCAGAAAGATGATATATTAGATATACCTGAATCAAATGTTGATAAGTGGATCGCTAAAGGTTGGGGAACACCTATCGAAAAGAAAGAGCAGAAAGTAAAAAAACAAACAAAAGAATTAAAAGTAGATAAAGAAACAAAATGATTAGTGTACAAATAGATTCTACTACTGGAAGTGAAATCGTTGCTTCTTCAGAACTTAAATCATACGCAAGGATAGAAACGTCTGATGATGATACTATCGTTGCAGAGATGATTAAGTCTGCTAGAGAGAAATGTGAAGCATATATAAACAGAGATATTGTAGCTAAAACAAGAACATTGTTTATAAGTGATGTCCACAGATCAGGTGAATACGGTGATTTATATAGACGCAAGATCAAATTAGTTTTGCCATTTGCACCAATAGCATCTGTAACATCTGTGCAACAACAAGATAGTAGTGGTACATTATCAAGTATAGGACATAATGTTTATGGATTTGAAGATAAATATGTTGAGATACCTTCTGACTATATGCGTAATATAAAGATCGTATATACAACAAGTGGTATTTCATTTGATGATATTAAAATGGCAATTAAACAATTAGCAACAACGTATTACGATAACAGAGCAGAATATGTTAAAGGAACTATTGTAGCACAATTACCAACAAACATAAAAAGTATATTATCTAAATATGTTTATTACAATGAGTTATGATAAAGGCAGGAGATTTAAGATACAGATTAACGGTCAAAAGAAATACTAATGCTTCTGATGGATATGGAGGTCTAGTACCTACAGAGTCAACGATAGGCACGTTTTGGTGTGATCGTGAGTTCTTGAATGGAAGAATGATATTCAGAGACGGTAAACGAATACTTCAAACTGGTATCGAATTAACTCTGAGAAAAAATACTGCTACAACAAACATACAAAGAGGCGATATATTATTCTTAACAAACGATGCTAATAAATATAGGATCAACGAGATGTTTGAACAAGACTTATATACATTTAAAATACTAGCAGATAAACAACAATAATGGCAAAGAAAAAAGCAAGGATGTCGGCAGAAAGTAAAAGACGTTTCAATCGTAAGATGAAAGCGTTAGCTAAGTTTATAAAACCAAATAAAGGATTTTCTAAACTTCTTGCAGGGATGGGGACAGATATAATAAGAAGATCATCAAGGAGAGTTCCAGTCGATACTGGTACATTGAAACAATCTGTATTCATTGAAGGTAAACCATTTAGTATTGTAGTAGGATATAATGCAGACTATGCTAGGTTTGTGGAAGAGGGAACGACTAATATGAAAGCACAACCGTTCTTTGAACCTTCTATACAAGAATCTATTAAAAGGTTTGAAGAGAACTGGTCAGTACAAATACAAAAGGAATATAGGAAATGAAAGATGCAAGTCACTTTATACGTAAGCAAGTTTTTGATGCACTTAGTGGCAACATCACACTTAACTCTGCTACAGTACCAGTTTATAATGTAGTACCATCGTCAGGTAGTACACCATATATATTAATTACATCTGTATCAAACTCTATAGCAGAAGACATTAAAGACACTTATCTGAATGAAATCATAACTGACGTTGAGATCGTAACTGCATTTGACACGAATACTGGAGGACAACTCGATGCAAACCTAGCTATGAATCAGATCACACAATTACTTGTAGATAGAACATCGTTCTTTAATATGACTTCTAACAACTTTAAATGTGTTTCTGCACAAAGTAATGGTGTCGCTTATATAAGTACCGACACGGACACGGAAACTATTTACAGAGGTATTCTAACACTATCAAACCTTGTTGAAGAATTATGAAATTAGAATTGTATAGATTTAGTTCACAAAATGAAAGTACACTTGGAATTTTATATTTAGTAAATGATGGAACAAACCAAAAAGATT